TAATAGAAGACCTGCGAACCAGTTAATAAAGCGATTATACTTCTATTGACCTATGCCACACCATAAATCGCATGGTACTGAGCGTAAGTATAGGCAGTTCTTCCGTCTCCTTACAGAGTATAAGACTTACTAATGGGCTGGGGTATTGGCGAGACGTCTGGAAAAGTCGTATGCGTCTAAGTACAGACTGCTATATTCCGGAATAGCTAGACGGTACTCTGGCTTTTTAAAATGCTATGGTGTGGTAAGATACCGATGAAAAGACCTTAAATCGTCGTCCTAGTTTTGTGGGAAGTCGACAGCCATAGCATTCAAAAACGTAACAAATGTTACACTTTTAAAAAAACATTTTTTTGCAAAAGTGAAAAAATCCAAAAAGTGTGACAAAAAAGTGTCACAATGTTACGTTTTTGAAATAAAAGTGTAACAGAAAAATGAGGTGTTTTTTGACGTATTTAGCCGTAAAAACCTTATTTTTTTCGAGAAAAAGGTGGTTTTGTTACGTTGTTACACTTTTTTTCTTATACTTTATTAGAGAAAAAACACATTATATAAAAGTTTTAATAATCATGCAAAAAAGTGTCACAATGTAACAAAACTATTTTACGAGAGGAGAAACATGGACTTCTACCAAATAAAGGAACGTAGTACCAAAAGTGGTACTATTGAATTATATCCGGATTTCAAAGTTACTCGTTCTAAAGATTTGATGGTTCGAGCAAAAAGTTTTTATGCTATTTGGGATTCTGAAAAGGGTTTATGGTCTACTGATGAATACGATGTTCAAAGATTGGTAGATAAGGAATTAACTGAATATCGAGATCGTTTATCGGCAAAAACTGATAGTTCTATTAGCGTTAAATATATGAGTGAGTTTTCTACAAGAGCATGGGCTCAATATAGAACTTATTTAGCGCATATATCTGATAACTCTCATCAGTTAGATATGAATCTTACTTTTTCAAATATGGAAGTAACAAAAAAGGATTATGTTAGTAAGCGTTTACCATATCCTTTAGAAATGGGAGATACTACTGCTTATGATGAACTTATGGCTACTCTTTATGCGCCAGAAGAAAGACAAAAATTAGAATGGGCTATAGGGGCTATAATTTCTGGTGATGCAAAAGATATACAGAAATTTGTAGTCTTGTATGGTGAAGGCGGAAGTGGAAAATCTACTTTTTTGAACATTGTACAAAAACTTTTTTCTGGTTATTATACGACATTTGAAGCTAAGGCTCTTACTGGTTCTAATAATAGTTTTTCTACAGAAGTGTTTAGAAATAATCCTTTAGTGGCTATTCAACATGATGGTGATCTTAGTAAGATTGAGGATAATACAAAATTAAATTCTATAATTTCTCATGAAGAAATGACTATGAATGAGAAATATAAGCCTAGTTATACCGCGAAAGCTAATGCCTTCTTATTTATGGCCACGAATAAGCCTGTTAAAATTACAGATGCTAAGTCTGGGATTATTAGAAGATTAATTGATGTACATCCAACTGGAAATAAACTTCCGGTTACTAAATATCATAATTTGATGTCTAGAATAGATTTTGAATTAGGAGGAATAGCTTATAAGTGTTTAGAAGTTTATCGTGCTACCGGTAAAAATTATTATTCTAATTATCGACCGTTATCTATGATATTAGAAACTGATATATTCTTTAATTTTATTGAGTCGTATTATTTTGCATTTCTTGAACAAGATGGAATAAGTTTATCACAAGCTTATACCATGTATAAAGAATATTGTGAAGAATCTCTAATAGAGTATAAGCTTCCAAAATATAAATTTCGAGAGGAATTAAAGAATTATTTTAGTAAATTTTACGATGTAACACGAGTTGAAGGAAAACAAGTTCGAAGTTATTATTCTGGTTTATTAAAGGATAAGTTCTCATCAAGTAAACCTATAGAAATAAGTAAGGCAACTTGGCTATCTATAGACAGTAATAATTCCAAATTTGACGAAATAGGAAAAGATTTTACTGCACAATATGCTAATAGTGAAGGTTTACCTCGTAGGTCATGGGCAAATAATAAATCTCGTTTGAAAGATTTAGATACTTCTAAATTGCATTATGTAAAGGTTCCTAAAAATCATATAGTTATTGATTTCGATATTAAGGATGATAGTGGAGAAAAATCTGCGGAATTGAATTTGGAATCAGCATCTAAGTTTCCTCCGACATATGCTGAGTTTAGTAAAAGTGGTAGTGGTGTTCATTTACATTACATTTATGATGGAGATGTTTCTAAATTAAGTAATTTATATTCTACAGGAATAGAAATAAAGGTCTTTAATGGCGACGCATCATTAAGAAGAAAATTATCTAAATGTAATAATCTTTCAATTACGACTATTAATAGTGGGTTGCCTTTAAAGAAGGAAAAAATGATTAACGCAGATTCTGTAAAAACTGAAAAGGGATTACGTGAATTAATAAAAAGAAACTTACAAAAAGAGATTCACTCTGCAACAAAGCCAAGTGTGGATTTTATTTACACTATTTTAGAAGAAGCTTATAACTCTGGACTTAAGTATGATGTTAGAGATATGAGAAATTCTATATTAGCCTTTGCAAATAATTCCACGAATAATTCTTCATATTGCGTCAATCTTGTATCAAAAATGAAATTTAATTCTGATGAGACAAGCGCATACATAACTAAATATGAGGATGATCGATTGGTATTTTTCGATACTGAAGTATTTCCAAATCTATTTTTATTAACTTGGAAGTTTGAAGGAGAAGATAATAAATGTGTTCATTTAATTAATCCTTCACCTTTAGAATTGGAGGATCTGTTTAAGTATAAGTTAGTTGGCTTTAATTGTCGAAAGTATGACAATCATATCATTTATGCTAGGTATATAGGATATACTGTTAATCAAATATATGAATTGAGCAAAAAAATAATAGCAGGTAATAAAAGTGCTATGTTTTCTGAAGCTTATAATATAAGTTATACTGACGTATATGATTTTAGTTCCCTAAAACAAAGTTTAAAGAAATTTGAAATTGATTTAGGAATACATCATCAAGAATTAGGTTTTCCGTTTGACGAACCTGTTCCGGAAGATAAATGGATTAAAGTCATGGAGTATTGTGAAAATGATGTAATAGCTACAGAGGCAACCTTTATATCTAGGAAAGATGATTTTACTGCTAGGCAGATTCTTGCAGATTTAAGTGGTTTATCTGTGAATGATAGTACACAAAGTCATACTGCTAAAATTATATTTGGAGATGATCCCAAGCCTCAAAGTAAATTTGTTTATACAGATTTGAGCGAGCTTTTCCCCGGATATAAATTTGAATTAGGTAAAAGCACTTACAAAGGAGAAGATCCAGGAGAAGGAGGTTATGTTTATGCTGAACCAGGGTATTATCAGAATGTTGCTTTATTGGATGTCGCTTCTATGCATCCTACTTCTATTGAGTTGCTCAACTTATTTGGTCCATATACTGACAAATATAGCGAGATTAAATCGGCTCGTATTGCTATCAAGCATAAAGATTATGAGAAAGCAAAAGATATGCTTGGAGGAACACTTAAAAAGTATTTAAAAAGTACGAAAAATGCTGATGCATTATCTTATGCACTTAAGATCATTATTAATATTGTTTACGGTTTGACTTCTGCTAAATTTGATAACAAGTTTCGTGATAATCGAAATGCAGATAACATTGTTGCGAAACGCGGTGCTTTATTTATGATCGACCTTAAAGAAGCAATACAAAGTAAAGGATGGAAAGTCGTTCACATCAAAACTGATTCGATTAAGATACCTAATGCTAATGAAGAAATTATCAAATTTGTAATTGATTTTGGTAAAAAATATGGTTATTCTTTTGAGCATGAGGCAACTTATGATAAATTGTGTTTAGTTAATGACGCGGTATACATAGCTAAAGAAGGTCATAAATGGACTACGGTTGGTGCCGAATTTTCGCATCCTTATATTTTTAAAGAGTTATTTTCAAAAGAGGTTATCGAATTTAAAGATCTATGCGAAGTTAAATCTGTAACTACGGCTCTATATTTAGACATGAACGAAGGCTTAGAAGAAAATGAGCATAATTTTATGTTTGTAGGTAGAACCGGATCGTTTTGTCCAATGATTCCTAATTCTGGTGGGGGTATTTTACTTAGAGAAAAAGATGGTAAGTATCATGCTGTTTCTGGAACTAAAGGATTTCGATGGCTTCAAAGTCAAAATGTACTTTTGTTCGGAAAGGAGAAAGATATTAATTTAGAATATTTTAGAATTCTAGTTGATAAAGCTATTGCTCATATTGAAGAATTTGTTAGTTTCGAAACACTTATATCATAGGAGAAAGAAAATGACTAAGAAAATTGATAAAGAAGTAAAATTAAATTTGACGATTGAAAATGCGAGAATTTATTTTCGCAATTTTAGTGGGAAAGAAGGAAAGTTTAATCCCGCAGGTCGTCGCAATTTCTGCGTGTTTATTGATACCCCAAAAGCCAAAGAGTTGCAAGATGATGGTTGGAATATTAAGTGGCTTATGCCTCGAGATCCAGATGAAGATAAACAAGCTTATTTGCAAGTTACAGTTAGTTTTGCTAAGCTTCCTCCGAAAATTGTTACTATTACGGCCAATGGAAAAACTCTGATTGACGAATCAACTGTTAATATTTTAGATTGGGCAGAAATTAGTAATGCAGACATGATTATACGACCATATAATTATGACGTAAATGGAAAAAGGGGGGTTAAAGCTTATTTAAAAACTGCTTATTTTACTTTGGCAGAAGATGCGTTAGAACAAAAGTATCAAAATGTCCCGGATTCTGCTATGGCACATCTTGTGGACGAAGAAGATGAAGTACCTTTTTAACTATCAAAAAAAAGCTATAGATCAGATGAATACCGGCTCCATCTTACAAGGTGGAGTCGGATCTGGTAAATCATTGACCGCTATTATGTATTTTTATCTAAAAGAATGTAATGGTGGTTTTGATTTATTAAATGATTTTACGTATTTAAAAACTCCAAAAGATTTATACATTATTACTACTGCAAAAAAACGCGATAGTTTAGATTGGGAAGAAGAAGCTGCACCTTTATGTATTTTTAACGATCGAAAGAAAAGTATTCAAAATATTCTTTTGACTGTTGATTCTTGGAATAATATAAAAAAGTATGAGGACATTGAAAATGCTTTTTTTATATTTGATGAGCAAAGGGTTGTAGGTTCAGGGAGTTGGGTAAAATCATTTCTGAATATTACCAAAAAGAATAACTGGATACTTCTTAGTGCTACTCCTGGGGATACATGGTTAGATTATATTCCAGTTTTTGTTGCAAATAAGTTCTTTAAAAATAGAACTGATTTTCTTAGAAAACATGTTGTATTTAATAATTATCTAAAATTTCCGAAAGTAGATCGTTACGTTAATGTTTATCTTTTAGAACAATATAAGAAAAAAATTACAGTCTTGATGGATCATACTAATAAAAGAAATATTATACGTAATGATATTACGGTTAGTTATGATAAAGATAAATACGATTTGATTTTTAAAAAAAGATGGAATGTTTATAAAGATCTTCCTATAAAGAATGTGTCTGAGTTATTTGTTAATATGAGAAGAGTTTGTAACGAAGATTTATCACGATTAGCTGTAGTTAATGCCTTATATGAAAAACATAAAAAAATTATAGTATTTTATAATTTTAATTATGAATTAGAAATTCTTAGAACTTTAAAATTTTTTAATATCATATTAGGCGAGCATAATGGTTTTAAGCATGATCCAATTCCAGAAGGTGATTCGTGGATATATCTTGTTCAATATACTTCTGGTTCTGAAGGTTGGAATTGTGTAGAAACTAATGTGGTTGTATTTTATTCTTTGAATTATAGTTACAGAACCATGACTCAAGCTGCTGGTAGAATTGATAGATTAAATACTGAATTTGCGAATTTGTATTATTATACTTTGTTATCAAATTCGCCTATAGATTTAGCTATAAGAAAAACTTTAAATAATAAAAAGACATTCAACGAAAAGGATTTTTTGAAAGGAGAAAAGACATGAGAACTCAAGAACAACTTATGCGTTTGCGTTTTATTATGGTTAATATTCACGGCCCATTAGCTTTATTACTTAGTGATAAAGATATTGACGATTGGGCTAATCAATTAGAAAAAGGTTTGCAAAAACAAGCAATTGCCACTTGGGAAGTTTTTATTCGTTTTGATAATGTTATTGATCCATGGGAAATGATACCTAAAGAACCTTCTTCGCCAACTTGTTCAATGTATGCGATTAAGGAAAAGTGTATGAAATTGTTATCTGAACATCCAAATATAAAAGAGTTTAAAATTGTAAATGAAAATAATAAGGAGGAGTTTTATATTTTTGAAAGGCTCGCGTAGAAAACATTGCTTATAATAGAGGAGAGAAAGCATAAAATAAATCTTAAAAACAAAAGCTTTACTCTCTTCTATTATTTTTTTTTGTTAGTTTGGAGAAAAAAATGACAAGAGAAAGTAAATTTCAGTTTGATTTAACTAGAGAATTAGAAAAAATATTTCCTGGTTGTATAATTTTAAAAAACGATCCAAATTATTTACAAGGTTTTCCAGATTGGACTATTTTTTGGAAAGAACATTGGGGAGTTTTAGAAGTTAAAGCTAGTGAAAATAGTCCAGTTAGGCCTAATCAAAAATATTGGATTGAACGATGTGATAAAATGTCTTTTGGTCGTTTTATTTATCCAGAAAATATGGTGGAGATTTTAAATGAACTTCAATTATCATGGGGATCTAGTAGGTCAACACGCCTTTTTAAGTGGAAGTAAATATCATTGGATTAACTATGATGTTGAACGTTTACGATCGTCATATTTGAAATATTTAGCTGTTAAGCGTGGAACCGATTTACACGAATTAGCTAAACAATGCATATTGCTTGGTGTCAAATTACCCAAAACGAAAAACGCATTAAATATGTATGTAAACGATGCAATTGGTTTTAGAATGATCCCTGAACAAATTCTATTTTATACTTTTAATGCGTTTGGAACGGTTGACGCTATAAGTTTTCGTAAGAACTTTTTACGAATTCATGATTTAAAAACTGGTGTTACTCCAGTATATATACATCAATTAGAAGTATATGCTGCTTTATTTTGTTTGGAATATGATCATTTACCCGAAAACATAGAAATAGAACTTAGAATTTATCAAGGAACAGAAATTTATATTCATACCCCAGAAACAAAATATATAAAGAATCTCATGGATAAAATTATTTATTTCGATAAAGAAATAGAAAAAATGAAACTTGGAGAATTATAATGTCTACTAAATCTATAAAACATTATGGAATTAAACGACGATCTGGTAGATATCCTTGGGGTTCAGGAAATAATTCCGAACAAAGAGGAAAGAGTTTTAGAGGTTATGTTAACGAATTAAAAAAATCAGGACTTAGTGAAACTGAAATCGCTGAAGGAATGGGAATATCGATTAAAAAACTTAGAAATCGTATCAGTTCTGAAAAGATGGTAGAACGAGAATCCGATGCGGCTCTAGCTTTAAAACTTCGTGATAAGGGATATTCGTTACAAGCTATTGGACAAAGAATGGGTGGAATAAACGAATCAAGTGTTCGTTCTTTATTGGATCCCTCTTTACGAGAGAGAAATAAGATTCTTTTAAATATTGCAGATCAATTAGCGGATAATGTTTCTAGAAAGGGTTTGATAGATGTAGGTTCTGGCGTAGAAATAAATTTAGGAGTTAATCGAACTAAATTGGATGCCGCTATTTCTTTATTAGAAGATGAAGGATATACTTTACATAATATTTCTATTAAACAAGTTGGCGGTAAATACACGCAAATGAAAGTTCTTGCTCCACCAGAGGTAACGACTAATGAAGTTTTAAAAAGACAAAGCGAGATTAAATCTGTTACCGATTATACAGACGATGGGGGTGTTACTTTTTCTCAATTAGAACCTATTAAAAGTGTTAACAGTGATCGAATATTTGTAAGGTATAAAGAAGATGGTGGTGGTGATAAAGATGGTGTAATAGAATTACGACGTGGCGTTGAAGAACTTTCATTAAATGGTAAACGATATGCTCAGGTTCGAATTGGAGTAGATGATACTCATTTCATGAAAGGTATGGCTTTAATAAGTGACGACATTCCTTCAGGATATGATATAGTTTATAATACAAATAAGAAAAAAGGTTCCACAAAAGATGAAGTATTCAAACCTGGAAAATATGATCCTGAAGATCCAAATAATCCTTTTGGCTCTGTTGTTAGACAACGATATTATATAGATAAAAATGGTAATAAAGTATTATCTCCTATAAATATAGTAGGTCTTTCTGAAGGGTCGTATGAAGAAGGATCTTGGGGAGATTGGAGTAAAACATTATCTTCTCAAGTTTTATCTAAACAAATGCCAGTTTTAGCAGCAAAACAGTTAAAATTAGCATATGATATCAAAAAAGAAGAATTTGATGAGATTATGTCTTTAACTAATCCAGCTGTTAAAGCGGCATTATTAAAACCATTTTCTGATGAAGCTGACGCCGCGGCGGTGCATTTAAAAGCTGCAGCTTTACCTGGACAGTCTTCGCATATTATTTTGCCTCTTACATCGATTAAAGATAATGAAGTATATGCTCCGAATTTCAAAAATGGAGAAAGTGTTGTTTTGATTCGCCATCCTCATGGTGGTCCTTTTGAAATTCCAGAGTTAACAGTTAATAATCGGAATCCTCAAGGAAGAGATTTATTAGGTGATGCTAGAGATGCTGTTGGGATTCATCCTAAGGTTGCAGAACGTCTATCTGGGGCAGATTTCGATGGAGATACAGTATTAGTTATTCCCAATTCAAATAAATATATTAAAACGAAACCTCCATTAAAAGCATTAAAGGATTTTGATCCTAAAGAAGCTTATAAAAAACTAGATGATCCAAATTTCGTTCCCATGGATAAAAGATTAAAAGGGATTGAAATGGGAAAGGTTTCTAATTTAATAACGGATATGACAATTCGTGGAGCTAACGATGATGAAATTGCTAGAGCAGTAAAGCATAGTATGGTTGTAATTGATGCTGAAAAGCATAAATTAGATTATAAGAGATCATATTCGGAAAATGGTATTGGAGAATTAAAGAAAAAGTATCAAGGTGGAGTAAATGCTGGAGCTTCTACTTTGATTTCTAGGGCTTCTGCTGAAATAAGAATTCCTGAAAGAAAAGCTGGAATAGAAACAATTGATCCTATAACGGGAAAAAAAAGGAGATTATATATTGATCCTTCTACTGGAGAAAAATTATATTCACCTACTAATAGAACGTTCCTAAAAAGAGAAGCTATAAAAGATCCGAAAACCGGTAGAAAGGTATATTATGAAATAGATCCTTCTACTGGAGAAAAGAAATATTTCGATACTAAAGGAACTATAACTAAAAGATTAACCGTTATATCTAGAATGGAAAAAGAAACTGATGCGCATAAACTTTCTTCAGGAACTCCTATAGAAAAGATATATGCCGATCATGCCAACGCTTTAAAAGATTTAGCTAACAGAGCACGTATAGAGTCTATTAAAATAAAACACCCCCCTGTTAATTCATCAGCCAGAAAGACGTTTGAAAAAGAGGTAAGTGATTTAGATGCTAAGTTAAGAGAAGCATATAGGAATAAGCCTAAAGAAAGACAAGCCCAGCTACTTGCTAATCAGTTACTCCGTGCAAAGTTTCGTGCCAACCCTGATTTAGATGCAGATCAGAAGAAGAAATTAAAAGGACAAGCATTAATTGTTGCTAGATCTAGAGTCGGTGCCAAAAAAGACCCTATCCAAATTACAGATAGGGAGTGGTTTGCAATACAGGCTGGTGCTATAAGTCATAATAAGTTACTCAAGATCTTACAGAATACCGATTTAGTAAAGTTAAAAGAACGTGCCACTCCTAGAGAGAATACTGTAATGTCTCCAGCTAGAACTAGGAGAGCTAAATCATTATTAGAATCCGGTTTAAAGCGTGCAGAGGTGGCTAAAATATTAGGTGTTTCTATTAGTAGTATAGATAAATTAATTGCTGATAGTGGATAAAAATATTATGACATACTGTATGCTTACTACTGTTGATAATCCTTATAATCCTTTTGAACAATTTGATGAGTGGTATTCTTTTGATGTTTTACGCGGTTATAACTCATGTTCGTATCTAGCAAGAATTGCTAAAACAACAGATGGTGATTTTAGCGAAGTTGATGACCGTATTGAAATAGAAAGAGCTATAGATGAGATTGTTCAATATAATATATTAGGTATTTATAAAAAAGTAGTACCTGATGATTATAAAAGTTCTACTTAAAATATATCTATAGAGATACGTGGATATATTTCATTCATATGGTAGGGGGGGGTCTCGCATCAAATACCCCCCCTATCGATCGCCGGCCTCCTAAAAAATTCTCCGGGGGGATATTTTTCATAGATGTTTCCAAAAGGAACACCAAATAAAAATATTAAAAGTTGGTTATGCTAGTTATGTTGGGTGACATTTATTGGTTTTAATCAAATTTGGTGTTCCTTTTGGAAAAATTTATAAAGAGGAGAAATGTGTTATGTCTATAGTAGATAGGAATATTTTAAAAGGATACTTCGATGATGGAGATGTTCCAAACGAATCTAATTATGTTGATTTAATTGATTCAATTTTTGTTCGTGGCGATAATTTGGAAGCAAAAGTATTAAACTTATATAGCACTTCTAATCTTAGTTATCAAGTTGTTGAGATTCCTTATCAAACTAATAATCCTGGTATTTGGTTTCATTTATGTTCTTTAAAAAATCAAAACCAGATTAGCAATCTTCGTTTAGATCTTTGGGCCCATCAAAGTGAGAGACCAAATACTACTTCAGATTATAAGGGTGCGTCGGTTCACATTATAGGTAATGGATGGGGTAGTACTGGCATTCATTATTATAATCATGAAATTCTTGGAGGTATTTCGGATACAAATGTAGCATTAGCTTATTTTGCTATTTATGTTGATGGGGTAGATATTAATTTATATTTATATGCACCAAGATATTCTAATTTTTATGTGTCTGGAATAGCCTCTGGTACTATAATTCCTACACCTTTAAATTTCGGTGTTTCGCCATCGGGCACTTTATATTATTCGACATTAAATCCTGGTAATATGCGTAGAAGTATTGGAGATCTTCAATTAAATGGAAATATTCTTGGTGGGGTTTCTTCTTCCCAATATGGAACAACAAGTACAAAAGTTGGTTGGTCTTCTTTTACTGATACTAATATAAGATATCTTTTAATTGGGAAATTATTGTTTATAGATTTTTATATAGCTGGAACATCGAATAGTACGTCTTCTTCTTTTACCTTACCATATTCTGTACCTACAAATCAATATGGTTGGCGTACACCTTGCCGTGTTACGGATAATGGAGTCTTATCTGCATCTCCAGGTTTAGCCGAAATTACTATTGCAAATCCTAACGTTGTTAATTTATATAAAACAATGTCATCTACCGCATGGACAGCTAGCGGAACAAAAATGGTTTCGGGACAATTTTTTGTAATATTAAGTTAATAAATTATGATAATTTATTTAAATGAAAATCAATGGACTAAAAAATCTAAATTTTTAGTAGAGAATGCTACAAATTTAATAGCTGATATATTATCGTTATATACTAATATACCACCCGAAGAAACTTTTAATTTTCTTTTTCCAAAATGCCATGTTTGGTTTTCATCAACAGTAAAAGGTCATGCTTTAGCTATGTGGGGTAATATAAGATTTTTGAATAATAAGATAATGTCTTTATCTTTAATTATTCATGAATTTGGTCATTTATTATGCGTAGCATTAGATAATTCCCCATTAAAACAGCTATACATTGATGA